TCAAATACTGGATGACATATCAGGGTCATTCACCGGATCAACACCAGGACCGTTTAACTTAACGGTGAACGGCACCGCTGTGTCTCCTGGAAACGAAGCTAATTGTATAATCTCTGTATCAGGAGTTATCCAAGAGCCGCAATCAGCATTTACAATATCGGGAAGTCAAATTACTTTCACATCAAATCCTGCAAGTTCTGATACTTTTTTTGGAACAGTATTAGGTGATGTATTTGATATTGGAACTCCAACAGATTCAACAGTGACAGCAGGAAGTTTAGCATCAACATTTTTTATGAAAAATAGTCAAACGTTTACAAGTATATCAATGGCAGGTTCAAACAACGGAGCGTTAGTTGGACCCGTTACAGTTAGTGGTACAGTGACTATACCATCAGGGAGTACATTCGTAATTTTATAATGAGTAAGTTAGAGACAAATCAAGTCGATCCAGCTACAGGTACTACGCTAACGCTAGGTACATCAGGAGATACAATAACAATTCCATCAGGAGTAACTATTGCAAACTCTGGTACGGCTACAGGATTTGGTGGAACAACAGCTCCTTATGTAGGTGTTTATAGAAATGGTGATCAAAATATAAGTGATGCAACACATACAAAAATTCAATTTAATGCTGAAGTTGTAGATAGTGCAGGAGCTTTTGATTCTTCTACAAATTATAGATATACTCCACAAACATCAGGATATTATTTTATATCAGCAAATTTAGGAACAGGAAATACAATAGATAATCATTATGAAAAAGTGATTCTATCTATTTACAAAAATGGATCTTCTGCTCCTGGAGCTGTAGCAACAAGAGATTGGGATCCTGATGGAATACATTATAATGATCAGATAAATACTAGTACTATTGTTCAACTAAATGGTTCTAGCGATTATATCGAAGCTTTTGCTTATATAGATGTTTCAAGTGGAACTCCAAGAATTGAAAGTGGACAAGCATCAATGCAAATTTTTAAAATGACGGAATAATTATGGCAGACGGAACTTTAAAAGTAGGAACAATAACAACTAGCTCTGGATCAGGGACTATTACTATTGGTCAATCTGGAGAGACTGTTACATTAGGAACTGGTGCTACTCAATCTGGTTTTGGTGGATTGGTAGAATTATATAATGCATCAGCTACAAGTGTTTCTGAAGTTGTAGTTTCTAGTACATATATTACATCTACTTATGATTGGTATAAAATTTTTATTACAGGAAAACCAGCAACAGATAGTGTTCAATTAAAAGCTAGATTTCAAAATAATGGATCAGATGTAACAAGTAATTATGATTTTGGAGCATCAGAAATTGGTTTAAGTGATGATGGTTCATCAACAGGACAAGATAATATTACATTAAACAGACAAACTGTAATGGGTAATGCTGCTAACGAAGGTTTTACAGCTTGTATAGATTTTACAAATCCTCAAATAAATACAATTCCAACAAGATTAAATGGAACTATATCTTTTGCAAATGCATCTGATGCTAATAGAGCAACCAATTTTACTGGAAGAAGAAATGATGCAACAGAAACACATAATGGTATTAGATTTTTTTTTACAAGTGGAAATTTTGCACAAGTAACAATTAATGTTTTGGGAGTTAAAAAATCATAATGAAAAAATTATTAGATAATAAATTAATTGATTTAACAGCAAATGAAATTACTGCAAGACAAGCTGAAGAAGAACAAGCAGTCATAGATAAACAAACTAGAGAAGCTGCTGAACAAGCAACAATAGATAAGAAAACATCTGGTAAACAAAAATTAAAAGATTTAGGATTAACTGATGCTGAAATAAAAGCATTAATAGGAGCATAATATGAGTAGCATTTTAAAAGTAGACACGATACAAGATTCTTCAGGTAATAACATTATCAACGAGAGTTCTGATACTATTACTATCGGAGCTAGTGGGGATACGATTGCATTAGCTGGAACTACGGTTACAGGTATTACTCAAGGAATTACAAACGCACAACAATGGAGATTAACATCAAGTTTTACTGGAAATGCAGACCCAATAGCAAGTAATTTAGAAAAAGCAGATAGTGATGGTGCAGGTTCTATTGGTTCTGATATGACAGAAAGTTCTGGAATATTTACATTTCCAGAAACAGGAATTTGGCTAATTAGTTATCAAATTAATGTTTATTCAAGCAGTGTTACTCTTGAATATGTTGCTCCTACCATGCAGACTACAACTGATAATAGCAATTACGATACTGCGTCACAAGCATATGCAAATAATTGGACATCAGGTTCATATAGTTCATCTACTTCACAGTTTATTTTTGATGTAACAAATACCTCCACACATAAAGTAAAATTTAGTGTTGCTTTACAAAATACATCTGCTCAAGTAATGGGAGACACTTCAAAACAATTAACTGGTTTTACATTTACTAGATTAGGAGACACATAAGATGGATATTAACGGCAGACCAAATCATATAGAAGACTATTTAACACAACTTTATTCTGGACAATGGTTCGGTTGGAGTGATGCTAAAAATAAAATTTATGCTAATTTAATTATACATGATGACAGTAAAACAAAACCTACTGAACAAGAATGTATTGATGGTTTAGCACAATTACAATTTGATTTTGATACTTCAAAAGCAAACGCAGAAACTAAAAAAGCCTCTGGTAAACAGAAGCTAAAAGATTTAGGATTGGACGACGACGAAATTAACGCGTTGATAGGATAAATTATGGCGATAACAAGATTAGGCGGAGCAAATGCAATAACAGGGACAATACCAACAAGTGTTGCACCTGGTAGAGGAAGTTATATAAAAATAGCTAATGCAGATTTTTCATCTGTGTCATCAATAACTTTAGATAATTTTACAACAGATTATAAGTTATATTTTTTTAGAATAAATTTTGATTTTGGTTCTGTAACAAACAAAAGATTAAATTTAGTTTTAAGAAGTTCAAGTTCCGATTTAACTAGTGGCTATCATTCTAGTGCTGATTATGTAAATGCTGGAGTAAATTCTGGTTCAATTCAAAGTTCTAATTCTGCTTCTTCTATTTCTTTAACAGGTGATGTAGATACTGTTGGAAGTGGGCATATATTTTTTCAAACACCAGCACAATCAAGTTTTATAACTACTACAGAAAGTACATTTATAACTGAAGATAGTTCAAACACACAAAGAATTTTAGGTTTTGCTTCAAGAGATACAGAAGAAGCAAATAATGGTTTTAAAATATCTGTGACTGGAGATACAATTTCAGGCAGTTACGCTTTATATGGAGTTAATGAATAATGAAAAAATTAGTTAATGGAGTTTATATTGATATGACAGCAGAAGAAATTTCTGCAAAACAAATTGAAGAAAAAGCATGGTTAGAAGAACAAAATGCTGAAGAATGGAAAAGAAACAGACAAGCAGAATACCCATCACATGAAGAATGTATCCACGCACTATTAGATGGTGGTGATACGCTTACAGAATTACAAGCTAAACGAACAGCTACTAAAAATAAATATCCGAAACCAGGAGCGTAGACCATGCTCGGACTGACTTCTATATCCGGTGCTCCAATATCGACATCGTTCTTTAACCCTAACGTTACAATTAATGTAACAGGAAGTCCTTTAACATTAAGTATAGGTAGTTCTTCTGCATTAGCAGGAGCTTTTGTAACACCAACTGGTAGTCCTTTAACTTTAGGTTTTGGATCATTAACAATTGCTGCAGCAGCAAATGTTACACCTACTCCTACACCATTAACTTTAGGTGTTGGTACCGTTACAGTATCAGCGGCAGCTAATACAAGTGTCACAGGAAACCAATTGACCTTGTCTACAGGAAGTGTTACAATCACTGCAGCTGCGAATGTAAGTCCTACAGGCGTGCCTATGACTCTTACTGTCAATGATCCTGGTATCATTACATGGCAACCTATAGATCCAGGAGCATCACAAACATGGGTTAATATAGACCCGTATTAGGAGAATTATGGCATCAAGTTTTTCAACAAATTCAAAATTAGAACTCATCACAACAGGTGAAAAAGCAGGTCTTTGGGGATCGATCACCAATACAAATTTAGAGATATTAGAACAATTATCTTCAGGTTATTTATCTACAGCACAGCTTGCAAGTGGTGATCTTGCATTAGCACTTGACAATGGTGCAACATCAAATGGTAAAAATTTATATATCAAACTAACTGGTACATTAGGTGCAAACAGAAGTGTAACTATACCAGATGGTGCTGAAAGAATTATTGTGTTTGAAGATGCAACAACAAGAGGTACATCTGCACTATATACAATAACAGTTAAAACAGTATCAGGGAACGGGGTTGTACTACCTATAGGATCTAAATCATTAATATATTCTGATGGTACAAACGTTAGCCTCGGTATTCGTAACAAGGGTTATGTAACTTTAAACTCTTCAACAATTACAGCTTACACAGCAGTAGATGGTGATCAGATATTTGCAAACACAACAGCTAACCCCATTACAGTAACTTTACCTGCATCACCTGCAGTTGGATCAGAAATTACGTTTATTGATGCACGAGGAACTTTTAACTCTAACAACTTGATTGTAAATAGAAACAGTCAACCGATAAATACAGGTACATCAAACCTGACACTAACCACTAACGGTCAAGCTTTTACATTAGTGTATGTGGATGCAACAAGAGGCTGGGCTTACAAAACTAACACAGCATAGGAGTAATAAATGGCTCTTATTGAATATAATTTTTTACCTGGAATTGACAAACAGAACACATCCTCAGGTGCAGAAAATCGTTGGGTAGATTCTGACAACGTAAGATTTAGATATAATCTGCCTGAAAAAGTTGGTGGTTGGTCTTCTTTAATATCAGATTCTATTGTAGGTGTTTCAAGAAAACTTCATGCATTTGTTGATTTGGAAGGAAATAGATATGTAGCTATTGGGACAGATAAGTTTTTACTTTTATATTTTGAAGGACAGCTTCATGATATTACTCCAATTAAATCTACAATTGGAAGTGTTTCAATGTCTTCTTTAAGTGGGTCAAAAGAAGTTACATTAACTTTTTCATCTGACCATAATCTAGAGTCAGGAGATATTATTTTATTAGATGGTGTTACTGCTCCTAGCGGTGTAAATTTAACAGATGCTGCTTTTGAAGATAAATTATTTCAAGTTACAAGAGTAACGTCTGCTAAAATTATAGTTGTAACAGGAACAGAAACAGCAGATGGTGTGGCTACAGGATCTTGTAGTGTTATACCTTATGAACCAGTTGGTCCTGCTGCACAGTCATATGGTTATGGTTTTGGTATTGGTCAGTACGGTGGAACAGTGCCTGGTGCACAATTAACAACTTTAAATGGAGCGTTACTTGCAGACACAAATGGTACTGGTGGATCAGGAACTGTAATTAATATTACATCTAACGCAGGTTTTCCAACTGCTGGAACTATATTAGTTGGTGATGAATTAATTACTTATACCGGTAAGGGTGTAAATACTTTAACAGGTATTACAAGAGGAGCTTTTGGAACCGCGACCGCTGGTACATCAAATGGTCAAGCCCATTCAAACAGTTCAGTTGTAACGGATGCATCAAACTTTACTGGTTTTGGAAGTGCTGTACAAGCTTCTCAAATAATATTAGAACCTGGTTTATGGAGTTTAGATAATTTTGGTCAGGTATTAGTTGCAACAATTGCTAACGGTAAAACATTTACATGGAACGCAGGAGCAGCAACACCGTTAAGCACGAGAGCAGCTACAACAACATCTGGGTTTTCTACAGCAAATAATCCAACTGCATCAAGATTAACTTTAATATCACCAACCACTAGACACTTGTGTCATTTAGGAACTGAAACAACCATTGGAGATACAACGACACAAGATGATATGTTTATAAGATTTTCAAATCAAGAAGATATAAATAGTTATGACATCACTGCAACAAACAGCGCTGGTGATTTTAGATTACAAGATGGTACAAAAATCATAAGTGCAATTAAAGCAAAGGAAACAATTCTAGTATTTACAGATAATGCACTCTATACAATGAAATTTGTAGGTGCACCTTTTACATTTAGCTTTGAACAAGTAGGTACAAACTGTGGGTTGATAGGTAAGAATGCAGTTGTTGAAATAGACGGTGCTGCTTTTTGGTTATCTCCAAATGGTTTCTTTATGTTTGATGGTACTGTTAAATCATTACCCTGTACAGTAGAAGATTTTGTATATAATAATTTTGATACTACTAAAGGACAACAAGTTGCAGCAGGTATAAATAATTTATTTACAGAAGTTGTTTGGTATTACCCGTCACAGGGCTCTAACTTTAATGATAAATATGTTGTGTTTAATTATGGTGAATCTAGTTCTTCTAGAATGCCTGGTGGTATATGGTACACAGGAACCGAATCAAGAACATCTTGGATTGATGCAATCGTATATCCAAAACCATATGCTACTAAATACGACTCATCAAACAACGGAACTTTTCCCGTAATTGTAGGTCAAAACGGTTTAGGTCAAACTAAATTTTTTGAACATGAGGTTGGTACTGATCAAGTTAATCAAGATGGATCAACAACAACTGTAACGTCTTTTGTTAAGTCTTATGATATTGATATAGAACAAAGACAAAGCACAAAACCAGGACAAGGTGCAGGACCAAAAGTTTCAGGAGAATTTTTTTTAGCGATGAGAAGATTTGTACCAGATTTTAAAACATTAGTTGGTAACGCAAAAGTAAGTTTAGGGGTAAAGAGATATCCTCAAGAATCTGACACTACAACAGCATTAAGTCCGTTTACAGTTACATCTTCAACTATTAAAAAAGACACAAGAGCTAGAGGCAGATTTGTAAATGTTAAAATAGAAAACGATAGTTCTGGTGAAGAATGGAGATTTGGAACATTGAGACTAGATGTACAAGGAGATGGTAGAAGATAATGACTAAAATAAACATAAGAATACCAGAACCAAAAACAGAATATGATGTATCTAACCAAAAACAAATTAACAGAGCTTTAACTATTATGAAAGATCAATTAAACTCTACATTTTTAGATGAAGTAAAACAGGAGCAAGAAAGGTTTTCTTGGTTTATAAGTGGCTAATATATATAAAAACGCAAAACTAGATCTAACTACTACAAATGCAACTATTTTGTATACTACCCCCTCTGATTCTAGGGCTATTGTAAAGTCTATAATGGTATGTGATGACAGTAATAATGGTAGCACCCTTACTGTCACAATAACGGACGCATCTAGTAACGTATTTGTGTTATTTGATGTAAAATCCATAGCAGGTCATACAACAGTAGAATTTTTAACAAACCCTGTTATACTAGAAGAGAATGAAATTTTAAAAGTTACAGCTGCAGATGCGGATCGTTTGCATGTAGTAGCTTCAATATTGGAGATAAATAGAAGTTAATATGTCATTTATTGAAACAGAAGCATCTTATAGAATGGAAGTAATAAACGGTAAACCCGTTAAAATTATTACACCTCAAACAGAAATTACATTGACTAATGTAAAAACAGGACAAGAATATAACTCAGACGCAGAAGCTATGCAGGACGTACAAAACCCAGAAACAGAAACTATAGCTGATGATATTAAAAGAGATGTTAAAGTAACAGTAGAGGCTTTACCAATTGGAGGCAACGCTAAATTATAATGAGTCCATACGATAAAGAAGTATATGATGCAGGTTTTAAATACATACCTCAAAGTCAGTATTTATTAAATCCATTTAAAATACCAGTACCAGAATCAAAAAGTGAAGACACTTCTTCAGGTATCCCTGCTTTGATTCCTAGAGATAGTGGTGATGGGTTTAATCCTTACAATACAAATATGGGTAATATCAGACAAGACTTTAACCCGTATGAAGCTAGACAAGCTGAAGAAATATATTCTGGAACATTTAATCCACGATCTCTTTCGGGACCTCGAATGCCTGATGAATTAGGTATTTCAACTAACACTGTTCCTCTTGGAAATAATAGAATTAGTACTTCTCAACTTGGAATAAATCTTCCTGGAGGACAAGTACGAAACGCATATAATAGAGCTAGGAATGCGATGAATATAAGAGGCGACGATACTATGTCAAGAGACTATCCTGGGTTTACCGCAGCAGAAGTTGCTCGTCTTACTAACGACAGCATACAAGATTACAGACAAAACTACGGGGCTCAGGGACAATACGTTGACCCCTATGACCGTAAATATTCTTCAATGGCAGAAGCACAACAATTTATGAATATGAATAATCCAGAGTATTACGGGATGCCATCATATGAAGAAGAGACAGGTATACCTGCTGCTATGAGAAGGTATATGCAAGATAGTCTTATAGGAAAAGGACTAGGGGCTGCAAAAGGATTTGTAGAAAATGTTTTACCTTTTAATGAAAGAGCTGTTTTAGAAGATCAAGCAAGAGCTGCTGGTATATTTACAGATGACACAGGTAGAATTGTTACTGATAATTATAATACTGCTGGAGGTATTATGGCAGGATACAATCTTAATCAAATAGATGAAGGTACAATAGATAAACGAAGAGGTACCGTAATGAATACTTTAGAAGATAAATATGGTTTAGACGCAGAAGCAGTTGATGATCTTAGAAATGACCCCAACTACGAGGGACCAGCTAAAGATTTAATTGATAGACTAGGTTTTTTCGATGAGTTTGAAGAGGATGTATTAGGGCCACGTAAAAAAACAAAATTAATAAAAAAACTTAGAGAAGATAAAAAAATTGAAGAAAAAAGACAAAGAGAAGAAGCACAACAAATACAAGACGATTTAGCGGCAGCAGCTGCATCAAAAAACAAAGCTGCAGCTTTAGCAGCAATTAAAAAACAAGGGGAAGCAGATTATAATCCCGGTATACACGGACAAACTAATTACGGAAGAGATAGTGGGGGTAACCAGTCTTTTGATTTTGGAGGAGGGTTTGGTATTGGTTCAGATGGTGGACCTGTAAGTAATAGAACCGGCAGAGGAAGAACAGGTTTTATGGACGGCGGTAGAATTTATTATATGGACGGTGGACTAGCTGACCTTGTAGATATATATGATTGATTATAGGATAAAAAGACGATAAAAAGGTAAAACTATGGCAATTTCAAGGATGAATATGGAAAGACAGATGCGTAATATGGGTGGCATTATGGGTCTCGAAGACCAGAGACAAGGATATTTTTTAGGTAAGCTAGTTAAAAAAGCAGGTAGAGCTGTTAAAAAAGTTGTTAAATCCCCTATCGGTAAAGCTGCATTATTAGCTGCAGCTGGATATGGATTAGGTGGTGCTAAGTTTTTAGGTGGTGACGGTATATTTAAAGCAGGTCAAGGTCTTAAAAGATTTTCAAACCTTAAAAATTTATTTGCAAAAGACACTGGTTTATTAAGAGGTCTTGTTAGAGATAAAGACGGAACATTTAATTTAGGCAGAGCAGCGCTTTCAGGTATAGGTGCGGCTTCAATTGCAGCGCCATTCTTTATGGGTGGTGGTGATGAAGAAGATGAAGAAACACCTTTTCTAACTGCAGAAGAAATTAGAGGACAAGCTAGGGATTATTATAGAGATCCTACAAACGCTGCACTATATTTTATGCCTCCTAAAGCATCTGTACAAAAATCTTTCTATGATTTTGCAGATGGTGGATTAGCGAGTATGAGACCTGGATATAGAATAGGTGGTGGTGTGCTACAAAAAGCAGGTCAAATGATAAAATCTGGTGTAGGCAAAGTTAAATCATTATTTGATGATGCAGATATAAGTATTCAAATACGTGATGAAGATGTTTACGTTCCTGATTATGGATATCAAGCACAGGCAACTGGTCAAGATGTTTTTATAGCACCTAAATCTAAAAAAGCTGTAAAGGTTATGGAAGACTTAATTAATGAAGGTTACGACATTACTAAAGATGCAGATGGTGAATATATTATCAATGCTTTAGATGAAGGCGCTTTAGATATAATAGCTAAAAGATTAAGGTTAGGAGATAAAGGTGCTGATGAATTTATAAAGAGCCAAGATTATTACACAGGTGGTGATACCGGAATGATGGATGAAGATTCTAGAATGATTTACGATGCTTTAAGAAATAGAAAAGCTGATGGTGGTATTATGGACCTAGGTGGCTTAGAAAAAGATTATAGAGAAGGTGGTTTTGTACCATTAGGAGCTAAGGAAAGAGCCGACGATGTGCCAGCTAGACTCAGCAAGAATGAATTTGTATTTACAGCAGACGCTGTAAGAAATGCAGGTCAGGGAGATATTGATAAAGGTGCAGAAGTTATGCAGAATATGATGGACAATCTAGAAGCAGGTGGTACTATATCAGAAGAATCCCAGGGCTTAGAAAATCCTGCACAAGATATGTTTAATCAAGCACAAATGTTGGAGAGTAGAATAGCATAATGGCATTACCAGATTATTTAGAAGATAAAGTAAAAGATTACGTAACCAATGTAACGGCAACGACGTCCGCACCTATAGATACAAGTAAGTTTACAGGTAGGTCTTTTGTTGCTGGTGAAGATAAATTACAAACAGATGCAATTAATCTTGCAACTTCAGGTGTTGGATCTTATCAACCATATTTAGACTCAGCTAAAACAATGATGGGTCCGGGAGCAGGGACAGGGATTGGTTCTATTGCTTCTTACATGTCACCTTATCAACAAAGTGTTATTGATGAAACTTTAAGACAGTATGATCAATCAAGAGCAGGCGGTATGCAACAAATTAGTGACCAAGCTTTTACACAAGGTGCATTTGGTGGCGGTAGACAGGGTGCAATGCAAGGTCAATACATGGCAGATACTACTATGGGAAGAGCGGGTATTGTAGCACAATTACAACAACAAGCTTTTGCAGATGCAGCAGCAAGAAGAGGTCAAGACTTCTCAAACCAATTTACAGCGGCTAATTTTGAAAGAGCGGGCAGAGCCGGAGATGTTGCTTCACTAGGTAATTTAGGTGCATTTAGATCAGGGTTAGAAGATGCAAGACTAAGAGCAGATGCTGACGCTGCAAGAACTGCAGCTTACGAGCCATACAATAGATTAGATGTGTATGGTAGAGCAATCACGGGTATTGCTGGCGGTGTTGCTGGAGATGCATATGCACCACCCGCATCTCCTAGTCCATTTGGTACTGCATTAAGTACAGCAGCAGGTGTTGCAGGATTATTTGGTAAACTATACGGATAACATATGAAGCCATTAAATAGACCAATGTTTAAATACGGTGGCCCTATTAAAGAGGGTATTATGAGTGGTATTCGAGAGCCTAAAAAAAATGGTGGTCTAAGTAAACAATTTAATACAGGATTAGTTGGTGATGAAAGATATCCTAAAACACATGGTAGGGAACACCATGCGCTTTTTATACCACCAATGCTTATGGCTGGTTTAGGTATAGCAGGAAGAGCATTAGCAAGACCTTTTGGACAAATGGCAACTAGAGCTGTTCAAAGAACTTTTGCAGGTCCGAATAAAAGATTTTATGAGCCTGCAGGTTTTAGTAAAAATGTGCAAGAAAAATTTTTTCAACCAAATAAATTTGGCGACTATTTAATAAAGTCTCCTGAAGGTAGATTTGTTAAAAACATAGTTTCAGGAAGTGGTAAGGCCGGAAAATTTATTAAAGGCGCTGCAACTTCTACTGCAAAATCACCTCTAGCATTAGGGTCAATTGTTTACTATGGAGGTGGTGCATTACTACCAGATGGTACACCTGACCCAAATGATCCTAAAAATATTAAACCAGCTGAAGAGGGTAGTGTAACAGGTACAACTAAATCAAGTGAGTCTGGAGGAACTACAGTTGTTAGTGAAGAAAAATTAGAACAAATGAACAAAGATAGAATTCAAAAAAACAAAGAGCGATATTATAAGTTAATGGGTCTAGACAATATGAAAAAAGATGCTGTCTATGATTCACTAATCGATGCCAGTAAAATTATATCTGAAGAAGGAGCGGATTTAAAAGGGTCTATTAAATCAGGTACTTTACAAAACAGAATTATACAGGCGATATCTGGACAATTAGATAAATCTGCTTCTCTTAAAAAACAAATTGATGCTGCAGTTCTTAAAGGTGAGATTGAAAAAGATATTAAAGCAAATGATCCGTCTGCTAAACTAGCTGCAGAATACACTAAAAAAAGAATAGACCTAGTTGATAAACAATTAGCTGGTGGTGATCTTGATGACATAGCTGGAGAATATAGAAAACAAGGTCTATCACTTAAAGGACAAAGTTTATTTGCTGAAGCGAGTAGAAAAGGTATAGATACAAAAGGTATATTACCTACAGAAAATGTAGACAAGTTTATGAATGATAACCCTACACTAACTGAAGCTGATTTTGTAAATGTATATCAAGAACAATTAGTTGAAGCAGGAAAAAATAAATTACCTGCAGGAGATTATGTTGTAGGTGGTAGAATAATTACAATAGGTGACGACGGTAAAGCAAAAGCATTTTTATATTAGGAGTAAAAAATGGTTACTCTAATAGATACCACATTAAGCTCAACTCAAGATAATCAAAAAGTAGGTACGATAGAATCTATATTATCCGGTGTTGCATCGGGTTTAATACAAATACCAAAAGGGTTTTTTTCTTTAGGTGCAACGCTTATGGATCTTGGTGTTGATCAAGGTAGGGCTGTAAAAGTAGAACAATTTTTTGATGATCTTACAGAGTTTGACGAGAAAGCAGAAGCAACTACTGCCGGTAGAATTACAGAAGCATTAGTAAATATAGGTATACCTGCAGCAAGAGGTTTTAAGGTTGCATCTAAAATGGCAGACGATGCTATGCGTGCTGGTAGAAACAATAAATACTTCAAAGCAACAAACCCTAATCTTAAAAAAGGTGTGGATGAAGCATTAGAACTAAATGCACGTGGTAAAACAAATAGATTTATTGCAGGTGCATTAGGTGGTGGTTTAGCAGAAGCTGTATTTGTGGGTGACGTAGAAAAAATAGGTACGTTTGGTGATTTAATAGGTGGACCAACAGAAATAACAAGATCAACAGACGATGATCCTACAAGAGAACTATTGAATAGAATTAAATTTGGTACAGAAGGTGCTTTATTTACAGGTATTATAGGTGGTGCAGGTAAAGTTGTTAAAAGATTAACTGATCGAAACAAAGAGTTAGATGTAGCAAACTCTAAACTAGATGCATTTATAGATAAAATTGCATCGGGGTTCAGGGCAAGAAGTGGTAAGACTCAAGAATTTTTTGATATAGAAAGAACTTCTATTGGAGAAAGAGCTTCAGATGCAGCGGGTGCAAGAAATATATCAAGAGAACTTGATCAAGCGATTGATAAAATATTTCCACCAATACGAACTGTCATGAATCAGGCAGAGGCTGCAAAAAGAAAACAAATGTTAACAAAAGTAAATGATTTATTATTATCTGGTAAGGCAGAACTTGATGATTCTGGTATTGCAACATTTGGAAAATTAGATGAAACAAAAAAAGCTCAGCTGGTTAAAGAACTAAAAGACATGAAAGTAGATGATCAAGTCATTACTGATGTACTTGGTAGCCTTTCTACAATAAGAACTAGATGGTCTGAGTTGTTTTCTAAATTAGGTAGATCATTGGGACAGAACGAGATCAAAGAATTTAAAACTTTATTTGGAAATAAATTTAAAAATTATCTTGGGTCTACATACGACATATTTCAAAATCAAAGTATATTTCCATGGGTAAGATATCAACCTACAAGGGAAGCAATTGATGAAGCTAAAGAAGTATTCAAAGCTAGTGCAAAAGAAGCAGGCGAAGAATTAACCGATCTTCAAGCAGAACAAGCTGTATCAAGAGTATTAAAAACTGCAAGACTACCAAAAGGTATGAGAATGGATAGACCCTCTGATGCTATTTTTGAAGTGCCCGGATTTTTTGTAAACAGAACTACATTAGATGAAGTAGTAACAGCTAGAGGATCTGCATTAGTTTCTGCAGGAGCTATTAAACAAGGAGACAAGGCTGTATTTGAAAAACTTTTAGGTAAACAAGCAAATCCTATGCAGACAATTATAGGCGGTACAGCTAAACTATCTATGATCACAAGAAGAAATTTATTTTTTCAAGATTTAATTAAAAAATCAAATGAGTTAAAGGCTGCTGGTGGTAAACCTATGTTTGCAGAAACGGCGGACGAAGCAAGACTGTTATTTGGTGATAACTATCAACAAATAAGAATTGATCAGGCTAGACAATTAGATGTTGCAGCTAAAGGAGGCACAGTAAACCCATTAAATGAATTATATACTACTCCAGGTATTGCAAAAGCATTAGAAGGTACATCACTTACATTTGACAAAGCAGGTGTGTTGGGTCAGCTGTATCAAAGTTTGGTATTATACCCTAAAGGTTTATCACAAATAGCAAAAACTATTTTATCTCCTGTAACACATGTTAGGAACTTTGTAAGTGCTGGTGCATTTGCAACAGCTAATGGTATTATACCTGACCCTCAAGCAATTAAGACAGCATATCAAGCGTTACAAACACCACTAAAAGGCACGCGGCAACAAAATGATTTATATGAAGAGTTATTAAAACTAGGTGTTGTAAACTCTAATGTAAGACTTGGAGACTTAACTAGACTTCTTGAAGATGTAAATTTTGGTGAGACTATGACATCAGACAAAGGTCTTAGAATGCTACTTAAACCCTTATCAAAATTAAAATCTGTATCACAGGACCTATACACAGCGGAAGATGATTTTTGGAAAATAGCATCATGGGCTACAGAAAAAACAAGAATAGAAAAACAATTCGCTGACAAAGGTATTACAAGAGGTATGACCATAAAAAGAAATGGTGTTGACACTGTGATAGATGAAAACTTTTTTAAACAAGAAGCAGCCGATATCGTAAGAAATAATATACCGAACTATGACTATGTATCTGATTTTGTACAATCATTAAGAAAACTACCTATCGGTAACTTTGTATCATTTCCTGCAGAGATAGCTAGAACAGGTACAAATATTGTAAGACGTGCGTTAAGAGAAATAAACGAAACAGTAACACTAGCTGACGGCACAGTAGTAAAACCTTTTGAAACTATTGGCTATACCAGATTATTTGGTTTTGGTACAACAGTTGCAGCTGTACCGTATGCAACTCAAAAAGCCTTTCAAGCTATCTACGATGTAACAGATGAAGAGCGAGAAGCTATTAGAAGGTATGTTGCTGATTGGTCAAAAAACTCAACAATACTGCCAATAAAAGACAAAGATGGTAGTTTTAAATACATAGATTTCAGTCATGCTAATGCATATGATACATTAATTAGACCTGTACAAACTGTTATAAACGCAGTCGCTGATGGTAGAACAGATGAAGATGGTATTATGGATGACTTTTTAGCAGGTACATTTATATCTATGAAAGAATTTGCACAGCCGTTTATATCCGAATCTATTTGGACAGAGGCAGTAACAGACTTGATAGCTAGAGGTGGTAGAACAAGAGAAGGTTTTCAAGTTTATAACCCACAAGATTTACCTGGAGATAAGGCAACAAAAATTATGCAACATTTAGTTAAAGCTCAAATGCCTTTTTCTTTTGAACAATTAAAAAGATTAGACAGATCTATTGAGTCTGTTGATGTTTTAACTAAAGGTAAATTTGATGAGTATGGTCAGGCGTTTGAATTTGGTGATGAGTTTCAAGGTTTGTTTGGTTTTAGAGAAGTAAAAGTAAATCCATCAAGAGGACTTGATTTTAAAATAGCAAATTATCAAAGAGGTGTTAGACAATCTAGACAATTATTTACTAGAGAGGCTTTACGTGGTGGACCAATTGAACCAAGAAATATCGTAGATGCATATATAAATGCAAACAGATCTTTGTTTGAAGTAAGAAAAGAATTTAAAGGTGACATTGATGCTGCAAGAGTTTTGAATATAAGTGAAGATGCCTTTAGAGCCTCTACAAATAGGTTATCTAACATTGAAGTAAACACGATAGATAATAATATCTTTAGACCTATTATAATATCACCAGAAGTAAGAAGAGCTTTTTCAGAAAACGCTGCAGCCATTGGAGAAATAAATCCTTTAGATAGAGCTTCTGATGTAATAGCAAACTTAGCAGGACAAATGAGAAATGTTTCTTTAAATGAAATAGATTTTCCAGTATTTGAAAATCCATTAGTACCTATTATGCAAGACACACCTGCAACACCAACAACATTAAACTTACCGAGTATCGATGCAAATATAGTAAATAACCCTAATGCAGCGGGATCTTTTTCTAACTTGACAACAGAACAAAAACTGCGAATATTGTTTCCAACAGGATAATTATGGCTAAACGATCTGCATTACAAAAAATAGATGAGCATGAAAAACTTTGTAGAATCATGCAGAAACAAACGTTCGAACAAATTAAAGAAATGAAAGAACGTATTAGACGAATTGAATATATGATTGTTGCTGGAATGGGTTCTATGATTCTAGCTTTAGTTATGAACTACATGAAATAAAATGGAACTATCTCGTAACTTCTCCCTTCAGGAGCTTATTAAATCAGATACTGCTGTCCGTTTGGATATTAATAATAATCCTAACTCAGGTCAGATAGAAAAATTAAAAGCACTTTGTGAAAATATTTTACAGCCGGTACGTGATCACTTCGGTAGAGTAAAAGTAACATCAGGATTTCGTAGCGAGCAGCTGTGCCTAAAAATAGGTAGCTCGATAAATTCACAGCATGCAAAAGCTGAGGCCGCAGACTTCGAATGTATAGGAACTGACAATGCTGAATTAGCTGATTGGATTCATAAGAACCTTCCGTATGACCAGCTGATTTTAGAATTCTACACTCCAGGAGAACCCAACTCGGGATGGATCCATTGTAGTTACACACCTGATCAACCTAGAAAACAATTTTTATGGGCATACAAATCAGAAGGTAAAACTAAATACAAACCTGTAATTGGAAAAGCTAGAGACCTAGTTTAACATCCATAACATACACATAGTAAGACTAATCCATAGTCCAAATCTTATAACAACTCCAGGTCTTAGATCCATTCTTTTAATTCCTCTCCCATTATTTGTGTAGCTATATCTACTTTCTTACGTAGCGCTTTTACTATTCGCGTATCTACAGTATTCTCACATATAATGTCAATGTAAGTCATTGGTTTTTCTTGACCAATACGATCTATTCTAGCCTCTGATTGCTGTCTTTTCTCTAGATCATAACCATTAGAATAATAGATCATAGTTGATGCAGCTGTAAGTGTGATACCATACCCACCAGTTTGTGTAGTTCCTATAAAAAACCGGACAGGAGAATCGGGGTCCTGGAATTTCTGTATATTACTTTGTCTTTCTTCTTGTGGAGTTAGACCATAATAATCTACAAAAGAATCGTCACCATATTCTTTAGATAGTACTTCAATAATATTGTGTACATCTCTTTGAAATTGAGCCCAGATAACAACCTTACCCTCTATCTCATCAAGTAAATTAAGTAGTTCACCTACCCTGTTGTTTGGCATTTCTTGTATGGTGCCATCATCAGCTGTAAAGTGACCACAAGTTATCTGCTGTAGTCTCATTAACTGAGTTAACACAGTAGCTGTAGACATCATCTTACCATTCATTTGAGCATGAGCTAGTTTCTGCATCTGTAGATATGCCTTAGTCTGTTCTGGTGTCAACAACACTTCTCGTTTCATAAACGTTTTCTTAGGTAAATCTAGACATTCATCTTTTAATACACGGTAAGAAAATTCTTTTAGTTTGTCGGCTAGTTCATCTAGATTTCTATAGCCTACTACTATCTGTACAGATCGACCACTAAAGTTTGCTGTTCTCATGACAGCATATCTAGTTCTAAATGCATAGTAAGAATTAAAACCAAGTAGTTCATCTTCTAGAAACTCACATTGTTTGTATAAATCTAGTGGTGATTTAGTTACCGGTGAACCTGTAAGTATTCTTCTGTATGTTGCAAGCTTACCAAGGGTTACAATATTTTTTGTACGTTTAGCCTCTGGGTTTTTTATTGTAGTAGACTCATCGATAGCCATTAATGCTCTGTGAGAATTTAAAAATTTTTCTGCAAACGCTACACCTTTTTTAGTAGACAAAGATTCTACATTCATAACTAATATATGAAGGTCCTCACCTGTTTCAAATAATGTATCTAACTTTCTTTGTTGTGTTACATTAATTAATGATTGCCATAAAATATTTTTATGTTCAATATGTTTTACTAAGTGTGTAGGTATTTCACCTTCGTGCCAGTTTTTTACTACACCTTTTGGTGCCACAATTAATACACCATTAATTTTACCATTATCATAAAGCATAGATATATTATCTATTAACACTTTAGATTTACCTGTACCCATCTCCATAAAATATGCAAAGTAGGGTTTATCCCATGACATTTCTAATGCCTTAAGCTGATGCTCGTATGGCTTAGTCTTAAATTTATAATTCATAATATTTTTCTTCTTTCTAGTTGACATCAATATAAACATGTTTATATTGTTTGTCAATGTCAGAAAGAATAGTTTATTTAGTACAAGACGTACCTGGTACAAAAGCTGGAACACCTAAAATAAATATTGTAGGTGCTAGAAAATACGGTGAAGTAGTATCGTTGTTACCAGAGCTTTCACAAATAATTTTTTCTCCAGGTCCATTAATTTTCAAACTTAGAAAACTTTTAAAAGATTTTAAAGCTGATGATTATTTATTATTAACTGGTGATCCTGCTATTATTGGTGTTGCATGTTCTATTGTATCTGATATTACAAACGGCAAATACAATTTACTCAAATGGGATAGACAAGAAAGACAATACTATCCTATTAAAATTAATTTATACGAGAAAGGAAAAATAGATGAGTAATATAAACTTTGAAGCAGATCAAAGAGAAGATCTGAATTCAGTAAATGATGCAAAATCATTATCAGATCAAGTCATTAAACTAAAAGAATTAGAAGATGATCTTGAAACAAAAGAAAAAGAATTAAAAGAACTGAAACGACACATCGAATTAGTTTCTGGTGAGGTGATACCTACCATGATGCAAGAGATGAATATCTCTACATTAAAACTAGCAGATGGTTCTTCAGTTGAAGTTAAACCAGTTTATGGCGCTTCTATTACAGTAGCTAATAAAGAAGCAGCCTATACATGGCTTCGAGAAAACGGCCTAGGTGATCTTATTAAAAATGAGATTACAGTTTCCTTTGGTCGTAACGAAGACAACAAGGCTAGCAGTTATGCAAACCTTGCAAAAGGTCAAGGGTTTGAACCTGTCCAGAAACTTAAGGTCGAACCAATGACTCTAAAAGCATTGGTCAGAGAGCGTCTTGAGTCTGGACAAGAAATGCCCTCTGATCTATTTAACGTGTTCGCAGGAAACCGAACCAAAGTAACAAGGAGTAAATAAACATGAACCA